TGACCTGCGCGGTGAGTGGGCGCGGGGCTGGGATGATGGCCGCGGTGTGGATACAGGTCGTGTGTTCGGTTCCGCGCAAGCGGAGATGATCGGGCCTCACAATCACGGGGCGTCGAGCACTACGACTGGTACGTTCAGCGGGAGCACGAGCAGCAACGGGGATCACAACCACACATATCTAAATGATTCCCCCTTTGGTGGAGCAGGCACAAACGGCAGTACTCTTGACAACGTTTCGCCAAATACCTCTACCAACACCGGCAACGCCGGCGCACACACTCACACAGTTTCGGGGTCGATCTCAGCGTCGACCACGACTACCGTCACCAACAATTCGGGGACGGAGAATAGGGTGCGGAACATCGCACTTTTGTACTGCATCAAAATCTAAGGAGAAAGAGATGAGGGTTGTAATTGCAGTTGGGCTCATGTCGCTGCTCGCGGCGTGTAATGTAACTCCCGGTGCCCCGCCGATCTGTTCGGTCGGAGTGCTGTACGGGTGCAACAACGCGGACAAGAACTGGGACCCGCCGAAGGTTGCAGAGCCGGTGAAGGCTGAGCCTCCGAAGGCAGATCCTCCGAAAGCCGAGGCGCCGAAGCCGGCAGAGCCTGTCAAGCCCGCGGACCCGGTGAAGCCTGCTGAGCCTGAGAAACCGGGCAAGCCCGACAAGCCTGACCGTCCCGGCCACGGGTACGGAGATAAGAACAAGGATCACGATGGGCCTCGCGGCGGTGGTCGGAATGGAGAGGGCGACCGTGATCATCGCGGGGGCCACGACAGCGACAACAAGCAGAAAGATAACTGATGCTTCAGGGGCGCACAAAGCTGAAAGGCGTGCACCCTGATCTGGTGAAGGTGGTGAACCGGGCGTGGGAGATCGCGCCCGGTTCATTCCGAATCACCTGTGGGTTGCGGACGCTTGAGGAACAGCGGCGGCTCTATGCCGCGGGGGCTACTACCACTATGAATTCCCGCCACTTGACCGGCCACGCAGTTGATGTGGTATGTCTAGTGGAGGGAAAAGTTCGGTGGGACTGGCCCCTTTACAGCCGACTCTCCGTCGTGTTTAAGAATGCGGCGGACGAGCTGAACATTCCGATTGTGTGGGGCGGCGACTGGAAGACCTTCAAGGACGGCCCGCACTATGAACTCCCGTGGAAGCACTACCGATGAGGTGGCTTCTGCTGGTGGCATTCTTAGGGGGCTGTGCGCCTGCACCTAAGATGGACTGGAAGGCGCTCACTGACTACTTGGAGCAGACAGATGGAACCGAAACCCATCTTGCAGTCGAAGACTGTTTGGACCGGAATCCTCATGGGCCTTGTCCCGGTGCTTCTTCAGTACCTCGCCGGGATCGACTGGACGCAGGTTCTTGATCCGCAGTACGCGGGGATTCCTGCGGGGCTCATCATGATCGCGCTCCGCCTCGTGACCTCGTCGCCGGTGGGGAAGGTCAAATGAAATGGCTTGCCCTCGCGCTCGCGCTAGCCCTAGCAGGCTGCGGCACCTACACCCGTCAGGAGATTGAACAGAAAGTCTCCGACACACTTGTTACCGTCTGCCTCGGGGTAGACGTGGCGTGGCTGGCTTTCGAAGCGTACAAGAGCCAGAATGATGTAAAGCCTTCACGGGTTCTGCGAGTCCACGGAGCGTATTCGGCCGCTAAAGCTGTCTGTGCCAATCCGCCCGGTGACACCGCTGAAGCTATTAGCGCCGCCATACGAGCTTATGGGGCCTTCAATGCCGCCATTCGAGAAGCGAAAGATGGATCAGCTTGATCGCATCGTAGAAAAAGCAGAAGGTTCAGGGGACTTTACTGAAGATGAGATTGAAACCCTCAAGAAAGTAGCGGAGGTGTGGAAAGGCCTGGAGACATTCGGAAAGATCGCGGGGCTGGTCAAGACCATCTTGGTTTACTTAGGTTGGATGGTCGGGCTGTACCTGAGCTTCAAGTACGTGCTGTCGGACTGGGTTAAAGGTGTGAAATGAAAGCGGTGTTTAAGATGCTGCCTTGGCTCTTCTTAGGCATCTTTGCCTGGATGTACGGCCGGGACCTCACGGAACAGATGACTGGAAATGAAAGCTGGTACGATGTGCAATCGGTGCTGGTGATGGATACTCCAGAAGGTCAAGTTCCGCGGATGGTTGTGACTCGGTTTATTCGCAAGCCGTTCACAGCGGAGTGGGTTGCGACCGTTCGGAAGCTCACGGAAGATGGGATTGAAACTATCTGCGTGGGAAATGGACGGTCGCAATATCTCCCCGACGCAAAGTTACCAGCTGATCTTAATATGGACTGGTGGCTTGGGAAAGAATGCCCACTGACGCCGGGGAAGTACAAGGTCGATACACACTGGACCTTGGACGTTCCCGGCTATCGTGGGCCGCGGGAAGTGACGGCGAGGTCGAATATCTTCGTCGTCAGTCCTAAAACCTAGAACCTTTGGGCGCCGGGGTATATGCTATCCCGGCGCTCGTTATTTCAGACTTGATCATTTGCGTGCGGACCATGATCTCAAGGACGCGCATCACGTTGTGAGAGGGCGCACGGTCCCGCAGGAACGCAACGACTCGGGCTTCGACGATCGGGCGCTTCTCGCGGGAGAAGGTCTGCCAGACAAAATGCCAGCACTCGTCCATGACAGCGGAGTCGCCCCCGGAAGTCATCGACTTGAAGATGTCGGGGATTGTTTCTTCCATCTCAAGTAGCCAGTATTTAGCGATCTCAAAGTCCTGAGCATCGATAGTTTTTGTCTCGTTGCGATCGACGGCTGCAACCATGCAGAGTTTAAGTACGTGTGCCGTTCGGCGGGTGAGGTAGTGTTGCAAACGGGGATGGTCAGGAATAGGTGGTCCACCAGCAAGATGCCACTCGGTGATTTTCCTTTTAGCCTCATCAGAAAACCCCATTTGCCCGTATGTTTCTCCGATAACCCTAAGGTCGTGGATGAGATCACCACGAAGGCTATTAGAGCTCGCGGGAATGTCGAACAGGGTGTGTACTTTCCTTTCCCCGGTATAGACGAGAAGCGTACGTGATAGGAACCCTTGGTCCCACGCACCCTCAGGGAGAAAGGCTTTGAGGTACGACGGGGTAGTAGCAGCGAGTAGATTAAGCTGCGGTTGCTCGATGGTAATGTTAAGGTCTTTCGAGCGGCGACGTTCGGCATACTGGTATCCATCGTAGACGGCGGTGAGGGTGTTCATGAAGTCGTTGTCGTAGGCCGGGAGGAACACGCCCAGCTCACTGATGGGAACGAGCAACGAATTGAACTCCATGTACGGCGGATTGCCCCCAGGTATGATCACTCTACGGGTCGCATCTTTCAGGCTGTCGATAAGTGCGGCCTTGGTTAGTGAGGTGGGGGCGACATGGTGGTCGGGGAGTTCCCGCCACATTTGCTCCGTGTAGGCAAGGGCGACGGACTTACCCACACCTGGCGGGGCGATCAAGACCACGTACAGGTTTGGATACAGACGACTGCCAAGCGTAACGATCCATACCTTCCGCTCCAATGCTCCCGCGATTGCAGATATAGCACTCCACCGCCGGAATATCTCGGGCGAATTAGAGTGCTCGGTGAAGTGTTCAAAGGCGCCGATCCAAGAAGGAAGTCGCCTTGTGGCTGCGGACGCGCTCATCATGCCCCTTGTATTTTACGAGTCCATCCGGATTTTGTTTCGTTTGGTCTGACCAGTTCCACCCGACCTTTGCTTCAGCGGGGATGGTTACGGTCCGGCCACCTTTGAGTTCGATCGGGATCGACGCGAGTCGGAGGATTTCAGGGAGTATCTTGTCTTCCTCGGACTCGCGGTATTGCATCAAGATGGAGTCGTGGACTTGGAGCAGGCACTGGCAGATGTCCGCGCGCCAGATGTTTAAGAGTCCTTGGTCGATGACGTCGGCGGTAGTGGACTGCGGGTTGTAGGCGATGGCTTCGCGGAGGGTGGTGTCGTCGTTCCGCCGCCCGAAGAACCAGCGCTTCCGGCCGAGGACTGAAGTGAGGTAACCTTTAGATATGAGTTCGCTGGCGGTCCACTCATGCCAACGCTGGATCGGAAAGGCGCGGAAGTAACGCTGTTGGAAGTCGGAGATGACTGCAACAGGTAGCTTCGTATGCCGAGCCATCGTGTGTGGCTTGCCGTAGTAATTAGTTCCGTGGCCCAGCTTTTTAGATAGGTCTCGGACCGAGAGATCACGATAACCATTGGTCGTCTCCGCGATGGGTTTGTCTCGGTTGATGTCGCCGGTCCACGGGAGGTTACGCCAAGTCATGCGCGCGACGGAGGTGTGGATGTCCCCGGTCTCACACGCGTCTAGGTAGGCGGGGTCTCCGAAGAGGTTCCAGAGGATGATCCCGACTCCGAAGGAGTCCCCGGATTTGAGGTCGATGTTGGCGAACTTGTATCCTGGGTCGGCGATGAAGATGCGGCGCAGACGCTGCTCAATATTCTGGAGATTTGTTCCAGACCCAAAGTCATTGAACGAAGATGAGAGGCGTCCCGTTGTAGTCCCAGCGATATTGTATGAAGTTCGGATGCGAGAGTCTCGATCCGTTTCAGTTCTAAGTGTGCCCACCCTCTTTCCGATATCTCGGAGCTTAAGGATATGACTGACAATCGGCTTTGCGCTGAAATGGTTTCTAAGTTTCTCAAGAGCCTCTCGATTGACCGTTGGGACGTAAGCCCCGCTGCTGTTTCGCTTCGTAATTGGAGGTATTCCGAGGTGGGTGTAGAAGAGTTCGATGAGTTGTTTGGGGGAGTTCCAGTTGAGGACGAGCCCGAGTCCGTCGAAGAGGATGCGGTTGAGATGGGACGCGAGCCGGTCCATTTCCTCTTCGTATTCGGTGATGAGGGCTTGGCGTTGGGGTTCATCGATGAGGACTCCGCGAAGGTTCATTTCGAGGATGGGCGCCTGGAGGGCCCGGGAGAATGCGTAGGTCTCGGCGGTCACGGGGTCGAGCTGAGGTTCGATTACTCCCATGATTTCTTCGGTGAGGCAACAGTCGAGGCCGTTGTAGATCCACTCCCCGTGGATGTGTTCGAGGGGCTTGCCCTCGTAGATGTTGCCGGGCGCGAGGAACTCAGTTTTTATTACCTTCACCATCTTATGTCCTTCTTCCGCATGAGCTTGTGAATGAGCATATGATATGTGAAATTCGGACAGACCACTAAGTTTTCTGGGCGGTTATCTGAGCGATCGCCGTTGATGTGGTGTATGACAGCTCCTGGTGGCAACGGTTTACCTAAAGCTTTCTCGGCCACCATCCTATGCTCGTATTTAATTTCTTGCTTAGCCCCTCTGAACACTCTATAACCATTTGTACTGACTGAGCCCTTTGCGACGTACGAAGTAAGTTTTCCAGAAAGTCGCACTCGCTCATAATGCGACTTACAATAACCTCGTACGACACTCGTTCGTTCACACTCCAAACACTTAGCCTTCAACTTCACTTGTAGCTTTAACATAGCCGATCATCCTGTACGTGACGGGAATGGCGGAGGTACGAGCGTATTCAATTCCTCGTAGCATACCGGGGGAAACCCCCATGTCAGCGTACACCGCACAAAGGGCAGCCACACTGTAAAAATTGAAACCCGCGAGAATCCCGAGCTCCCTATCGGCCGGGGTATCATCATCGAGTACCTGCGGATAGAGAAGGTGCGAGGCGAACGGCGACTCACCTCTACGAAGAGAGTCAAGGAGCGCCCGACGCGCGTATCGGATGTTCTCATTGCGTGCCCCCGCAAATGGAGATTCGATTATGACGATCATTGGTGTTCCCAGTTGTAGTTAACAACCAACGCTTGCGCTTCGATCTTGGTCTTACGTGTGCCGAGATTGAGTCTTGGTTTCCCGGGCCGGTCAATGTAGGCTTTGTAGGTTCCATGGGTACGATCAACAGACACACCAGTCCTGTGGAGTGACCGAGGCGTGTTCTGCATATTTTCAGCTTGAGTTATATGCCTCAAGTTTAAGCGTCTGTTATCTAATCGATTGCCGTTAATATGATCGGTGACAAAACCAAGCGGAGGTTTACCTATTATTTCCCAATGTAAATACGTAAGCTGTGTTGACTTTCGGCGGGAAGGATAACCTGCCGACAAACACCACTTAAAGTTAGTTTGATAGACGTCTTCTTCATCAACGTAAGCAACAGCTCCACACGCCATGGTAAGAGTTATAGCCATCAATCGTCTCCTTTCTTGAGTGTGCCCTTCGGACGTTCTAACTTCCAAGCTGGTTCATTTGTATAAATAGAGCCTAAATATCCCAATCCTTTTTTAGCTTCTGGATACAGTGAGTGGTGAAGTAACATGGTATCATCCGTCCACCAGTTTGGATAATAACCATGTTCACGCCAGAGGTAAGTCACATCGTACGTTCCATTCTGGGTAACCTTCTTAATTGGCAACGCCAGTACTTTTTTCACCCACTTCCACGCTTTGACTTCATCTTCGTGTGTTTGCCAGTAGTTTCCTCCCTTGCGGGGGTCAAAGAATGGGCAGACTATTGCGCGGTCATGCGTGGCTGAAAACCCAATACAGGTTATAGTTCTAAACGCAGTTTCGATATCGAAGGCAATGCGCGGGCTCGGGGTGAGGTATCGCTCATAGAAGTACTCCAGGTCTTCGATGGTGGGTTCGATCCAGATCTCCCGGGCGGGCCGGCGGATTTCGGGGTACTCGGACTCGCGCAGAGCTTTCTTGAGGTCAAAGACTACCGTGGGTCGGAGTGCCCAGTCTCGGATAATGGAAAGTGGAGAATAGGTTGCAATGGTTTTCCCCCAAGGAGACGGTGCCACCGTGCCACGGATCTTGGCGACACGATAATCTCCGAGCAGGGCCCAAGCGGCCGCGTTCCCCAGGGCCACGATGATGGTGGGTTTGAAATCTTCCAGCTCTTTATAGAGACGTTGCAGCTCAGGAAGGAACTCGTCACGTATGTACTTGCCGTTCTTGAGCGGAGGCAGATTGTTATTGACCTCTGATTTCTTGGCGCAAAGCTGGTCAATTTCTTTGACCTTGATGTTGAAGGTGGAGGTGACGAGGCAGTCCGCCCGGCGGATGTTAGCCTCGACGAGCATTTGGTTAAGGCAGTATCCGGCGGGCCCGGAGAATGGAATGCGGAGGGTTTCGTCCTCCGCACTCCAGGCCTCGCCCACAAGGGCGATGCGCATTAGCGATCTCCGTTGACCAACTTGGCGTAGCCCGCGATATCGTCCCAGTGGTCTGCGTGGTCCCATTTCCCGGCAAGGATGCGCCCGATCTTGTGGGCGATCATGTCGAGGGTTTCTTTGGCCTCATCGGAGAGGTCAAGCTGTCCGTCTTCCCCGCGCTTGTTTAGCCAGAACTGGATGCACCGCTTCAGGTCCTGCGAGACCGCGGCGTGACGGCTGTAGTCTCCGTGCGTCTTACCACGCTCGGACAGAAGTTCCTTGATGGCGTCCACGGGGACGGCCTTCGGTGTGGGCCACTCGGTCATCTGCTTTACTCCCTCTGCGAGTGATGTCTCAACGGCGTCCATTGCCTTAAGCAGCTGGCTTTGCATTTGCTACTCTCCTTGCGGCGGTGAGGGCGGACTGGGCTCGCTCGGCGAACTCGGGATTGATTTCGAGTCCAAGGACATGCTTTGCTCGGAGAGATTCAGCTGCCCGTATAGCCGATCCAGAGCCGCATGTTGGGTCGAGGACAAGCGAGTTTTCGTCAACGAGCATTCGAAAGAAATGTCTGAGTACTGGCTCAGGCTTTTCAGACATATGGCGGTCGCGGACGGTTGGGGCTCCGTATGCGTTAGCAACCGGCGAAACAACCTTCCGATCTCCTCGTCGCGCAAGCAGCGCAGTCTCGTATATGCGTCGGGGTCCGCGCTGAGGATCAGGTAAAATTCCGACATTGTCTGTCTTCATCCAGATGAGGGGGAAGGGTTCGACGACGAAGTCGCTTTTCTTCTCGAGAAAGTCGATGGTCTCCCGGTAGAACTTCATGGAGAACCAGAAGAAAAGGTGACATGAAGGAGTAGCAATGCGGTCAAGAGAACCGCAAAGAGACTCCATAAGAGTGAAGTAGGTATCAGGGCTGTCGTCGTAGGTCCCATGCGCAGCGCCGGAGCCCTGATCGGATTTATCCATTCCGACTCCATATGGAAAGTCGCAGTGGATGAGGTTGAACTTGGGGCCGGAATAGGTTGGAGCCCAGTCCCGGAAGTCGGCGTTGATGATGGACTGGACTTCGGCAGGCTGTGGTACCACTCCGCCAATAACTGATCGAAGCGTGTCCAGTTGTTGGTGATCTTTCCGTTCATTAGCTCGCGTAACAATTCCGTACGCAACGGAGAATTTGGGAGCGTCTGCAACGCGCTGCTGGCTAAGTTCACGCGCGACGCTGAGTTGTCGGGAGACTTCAGACGCTGAAAGCCCAATGGCCGCGGCGGTGTCGTCCAGCTTCCATTCGGGAGTAGTTGAGGCTGAAAGTTCGTGATACTCTTGGATCGCTCGGCAGCGATCAACCCAAGGTAGATCGACCCTCTTGATGTTCTCTTCAAGCTCGATCGCTCGAACGTGTTCATCGGTGGACTCCTCGACGTACTGAACGGAGATATGAGTCCAGCCGAGGTGCTTGCACGCGGTCAAGCGCCGCTCGCCGGCAACGAGCACGTTCTCCTTCGTGACGGTGATCGGGTTGATGAGGCCGAGGCGGTTGATGCTCTCGGCGAGTTCCTCGATCTCGGGAAGTTCGCGGCGCTGGCGCTGGTCCCGGAGGACTGTGATCGAGGAGATCGAAAGGCGGTGAAAGTTTCCGCTGGTCATGGGTGCCCCTCAGAGAGATGGGGAGGGCGCAAGGCCCTCCCCGGTTGCTTAGTCCAGGTCGATACGGGTGGGCTTGAAGATCGCCCTGTTCATCGCCATGAAGCCCTGCTCGATGTGAGTCTTGGCGAGGGCAAGCCAGCGCTTGTCCACGTCGGGGTTCATTCCATAGTTGTCAATATCACGGAGGATACGTTCCTCCGCTTGTTTGTTTTCGTTAACCCTAGCTACGGCCCAATCTGTTTGAGGGACATAACCAGCTACCGGAAGTCCTTGATGTTCAGTCATATCAATCCACCTTGGCTGTCGCGGCGATCTCCGAGTAAAGCTGCGTTCCGTCCTGCGAGGGGCGGTGCTTCAGCTTCACGATAGCCTGCCGGCCCTGAACGGCGCCGAGGGCTTCGCCGAGGGTCGACAGACCTTCCACGCCGCAGTGCTCGGTGAACGCCTTGGCGCGCCAAGCGGCGTCGGAGGTGAGGAACAGGGTGTGGTTGACGGTCTGGTTGTCGCGGATGCCGCCCATGTCGTTCAGGAGAACGTGGTCGACGTCATCGAGGGCCCGGAGGATTTTCAGCTGGTACTTGGCAGCGAGAGTCTGCTTCTGCCCGATCGGCCCAATTTCAGGCGGGCCTGCAACTACCGCAAGGTAGGAGCCGACCGGCAAGGGCTTCGGCTTTTCAATCGAGTCGACGGAGGTGTTGAGGATGTCGCTGAAGTTAGACATTGTGATGTTTCCTGTTGATGGGTGTCTGGATTTGAATCACTTACGGACTTCAGCGAAGAAGTCAGCAAGTGCGGTCTCAATCGGCAGGGTGGGCGCGAGCTTAAATGCGACCGTGGACTTGAGGTCCACAAGCCCTGACGACTGAATGCGGAGTTGCCGCTTTGCACTGGCGCCCATGCCGGACGTCTCGCAGAGGGCAACGTGATTGAAGTACGCGGGGAGTTTCGGGGAGAGGGCATTGCCGACGGAGGTCGGATAGCCTTTGGTCGTCCCGTCCGGCTGGTCGATGAACTTGATGTGCGAGATCACGATCACGTTCGTCTTGAAGTTGGTTGAGGTAAGAAGGGCGATGACGTTCTCGATGGCCTCCTGCGCGGCGCCGTAGATCTGGCGCTTGTCCTTCGCGGCCGGGTTCATGGCTGTGGCCCAGTTGAACGCGGCCTCGGAGAGGAAGGTGAGGGAGTCGATGACGACGACTGTGTCGGGTCCCCAGTCCGCGGGCTTGCCAAGGTCGCCCCACTTGTCGAGGAGCTTAAGGCCGTCGATGAATGCAGTCGGCATCCCGTCGATCATCGGTCCCATCTGGGATGACTTGAACTTGTCCCGGAGAGAATAGAAGTCCACGTTTGCGAGCTTCTCGGGACATTGTGCTTTTACGATAGCGGCCAGAGAATCTAGACCGTTATCAAAATCTAGCACAAAAAGTTTATACCCTGCTTTCACGAGTGAAGCGAGTGCCCCAGTTTTACCTGACCCAGAGTTCCCGATCAACATTAGCTTTGTGATCTTTGAAGACTGGTGTGTTGCTAATGAAGGCATCTGCTTCCTCGAGAGTTTTGAAAGTTTTGGATATCTTACCTGTTGGTGTCTTGATTTGAACCAGGTAATTACCTGTGTCACTTCGTCGAGTTATCCATCGGCCATACGCCGATCTTGTTTTACTGTTTCGGTTGTTTTCAGATCGAGTGACATCCCGAAGATTAGATATCCGATTGTCAGTTCGATCTTGGTTTATGTGATCGATCTCACCAACAGGCCAATCACCGTGGATGTAAAACCAAGCTAACCTGTGGGCAAGATAGGACTTGTAGTCAAGTCGAAACTCAACGTAACCGGCCGCTTGTTTACTTCCTAGTACCTTGCCGATTTTGCAAGGGGGTCTGCTTACTTTTGAAGTAAACAAACCTGTTGAAGGGTCATAGCTGACCAACTCCATCAGTCTTTCACGAGTCAGCGAACACGAAGGGGATTCCATGGATCTCTCCGAAAGTTACTTTCAAGGAAAGTCTGTCTCACGCGCGGATCACTTCCGCAGATGTCACGGAAAGGACAACCACCATATTGGTGACAAGATTTGTCATTCATTGGGAAGGCTGCCGATCCGTCTATTTGGGATGCCTCTCCCATGTCCTGCGCCCGGTGGATGTAGGTCTTCGCGTCGCGGAGCCACTCTTCTAGCTGCTCGTCCGTGCGGTAGACCATGCCGCGCTCGAAGCGGGTGAAGCCGACCGCGATTTGGACTGCGTCGAGGATGACCCCGCGGACGGGGCTGTTAAGGATGATACGCCCGGCCATCGAGTACAGGCTCATTTGGTTATCGGGCGTGTACTGGTTGAAGTAGTAGGAAGAGATGGTGGAGGTGGTGGTTTTTCTGTCCATGACAAAATTAGAACCGTTCCACTCGACCACCCTGTCGAGATGACCGCACAAGAGAATCCCGTCGCCCGCATCGAAGCGGAAAGAAAGCTCAACGGCGGGTTTTCCGTTGTCCAGTATAACGGTCTTCGCCGGGTCATCTACGAAATGCTCCGTGTACCAGACGAGGGACCGGATGAGGTTCTCGCGGGTTTTGAGGTTGTGGCTCCAGTCGACGGGTTTGCCCGTGCCGGGGATGGGCATGGACTCGGAGTCGAGATCGTGCTGCCACGTTTTCATGAGCACGGTCAGGAGCATAGTACGTTGCGCGGTGTCATGGCTGAAACCGTTCGCGCGTTCGTGATCGTACAGTTCCAGCATCGAGTGATAGAGCCCGCCAAACTCGAAGTGAACGTTAGAAGAGGAGGCGCCTGAACGCCACCCCTCAATCATGGTGTAGTAGTATTTGCGGGGACATTCTTTGAAGTAGCCCAGTGACGTCGAATCCCACGCGAATTGGACCCCTGGGGACAAAAACGGTGATGGATCAGTCATCGAGGTTGATCTCGAGTTCTTCGGCGATCGACTCGATGATGCTGGAAATGTCATCGATGTAGGCGATGGAGGTCTCGGTGCGCTCGACGGCGGACTCAAGATCAGTGCGATCTTCGTCAGATTCATCAGCTTCGTCGAGATCATCAAGCTTCGTCTGCGCGTCTTCGCGGAGCTTCTCTAGCTCATCCGCGATGGAAGAGGCAGTGTCGCGCAGGGTCTTAAGGAGGTTCGGTAGATCGCTCATTGGCCCGGAGCTTTCTGTTAGAGTCCAAGATCGGACAGGTCGAGGTTGGTGATCTTCTTCGCCGGCTCTTTCTTCATGCTTCCCGCGCTCTTGACTCCGTTCGCGTGCTGCTGGCGGGTGTTCCGCAGGTACGCGATGATCTCGTTGAGGTCCTTCTCGGTGAGGGACAGTGGGTCCCGTTCGAAAAGGGCTGCGATGTCAGTCTCCATCGAGGATCTCCTCCGGTTCGATGGTGAGTTCAGTGAAGTGCTGTTGCGCTTGCTCCTCAATCCGCCGGACGTGGGCGTTGACGAGTTCGCGAACGACCTTACCCGCACCAAGGCGGGGGTAAGCCTCTTGCAGTTTCTGGAAGTCGCCGGCTACGAGGTTCAGAGTGACCTTGACCAGCGGCTTATCCTCCTTCCGGCGCATCGGGGTTCCTTTTCACTAGAAGTAGCTGGTCGGGATGGAGGGGATGGCGGACGAGGGCGATGCCTTTGAGGGACTCGTCGGTCCGCCGGGCGGCGTTGAGTCGGGCAAGGAGTTTCTCCCGATCGCTTGACTCAACGATGACTCCGTACTGGGAAGAAGCCGCGAGGTACAACATTTCGAGGTAGTCTCGCGGCTTCAACATGGGTTAGCCCAGGATGTCGTCGAGGGAGGTGGCGGCAGCAGCCTTCTTCGCCGCAACGCGCGCCTGAGCCTGCTCGCGGAACTCGGGGCGCCGATCGATGAGTTCGGCAGCCTTGGCCTCGAGGTCCTCCTTGTCCAGGCTCTTGACGTCGTAGCCCTTCTTCTTGAGCGCGGCCTTGATCGCGGCCTTGGCGAGGGAAATGGCCTCACGGTCGACGGCGGAGAGGGACGGGCCCGAAGAGCTGCGAACCGAGCGGACTCCGAACTCATAGCCGGCGGCGTAGGAGTCGAGGGCCTCCTGAAGCGACTGAACCTCGTCGGGGTTGAGGTTGCGGTCCTGATCCTCACCGCGCGCGGCCTTGACCTTCGAAGCGAAGTTGTTGCGGAGGTTCTCGTGGAGGAGCTGGTTCAGGGCGCTGGCCTCGTTGGCCGCGAGGACATGGCCCTCAGCATACGGCGTGGGCACGTTGAAGGTGACGCCCTGGATGATGATCTGTTCCATTGTAGTTTCCCTTGAGGTTGACCCGATTCGGGTGACGGGATTGATGATGATGGATCGCCGGGGTTTTGTCAATGGTAAAGTGACGTCTCCGGTCATTATTTTTGTTGCTGGCGAATGGTCGGGATGCGTGCGACCCGGAAGGGTCATTACCGTTCACTGGTGCTGTCCTCCTGTGGTGCTAGAACCATGGCGCGAGCACGTTCAACGGTGCCCATGTCGAGGACGTATTTCGCACGCTGCGACGGGTATTGAAGGATGCCCGCGTATCGAGCCTCGATCTCGCTTTCGAGTTCGCTCGCCAAGTCTTGGATCAACTCCACCGGCACCACCCGCATCCCTGCCACCTCAAGAGCGGTGAGGGCGGCTCGGGCTTCCCTACGATAGCCAGCCCACGGCTAGCCCATGTGAGGATCGGACGGGCTGTAGACATCGCATGTAGGCCCATCTGGGTCGTGACCTAGAGCAACGCAGATCGCCCGCGCCATCGTCTCGATAAGCTGATCACGGGTCATGGGGTTTCTCCATGGTGGCGAGGAAGGCGCGAGCAACGCGCTTGTTCCGTTGGGGGTCAAGACAGTTGTCGATGGTGTCGCTGGTGGCGATGTCTTTCATCACCTCCACCGCCTCGCGGAGCTTGGCTTCTGCGGCATGTGCGCGCAAAGCCTGCCGCTGCCCAACTTCCTCCGCGCGAAGATGATAAGCCCGCAGCCGCTCGATCTCTGCGACCAGTGCGCGGATGGTGGAGGCGGCTGCCTTTATATCACGGGCGGGTGCGGCGCATCCGATAGCCAAGTCAGCCTCCAGCCGCACCACCAGCGCCGCCACGTCACTTTCCATCGGTCTTCTCCATGCCCGGATAGTGGAGGCGGCTTCGCGGACCTTGTCCGCATGGTCCGTCGAGCCGTTGCGCCCAAGGATTTTTGCCGAGTCTCCAAGCCAATAGACAAGATCATCCACCAGCCCCGCTACGTCTTCAGGTAACTTATCCACGGAAGTTCTCCATTGAGATAAGGTTGAGGACCTTCTTCGAACGGGTCTCGATGACGTACTTGAGGTTGAGTTCCTGATCCTGTTGGTCCGGGCTGGTGGCGTACTTGGAGGGGATGCGCCAGGGGTCGAGGTGGAACACGATGTCGAATTCGAGGCCTTTTGATTTGTGACCGGTGCAAAGA